ATAAAATATTAGATTAGATCGAAACGTCGTTCTTCTTCGACCGTCCTCGACGATTGCCCTTCTTGACGGAGACTTCGCGGACCTCGCCGCCTGTTGACTCGCCAGCGATCGATACGATATCGGACATGTCATCGTCCTCCTCTTCCTCCACAATGATGGGCGGCGTCTCCTGTACAATGCTCGTGGAACTGACTGGCATGGGGGGCGGCATAGAAATCCCACCCATGAGACCGGCCAAGTCGATCCCAGGTCCCTGCATTTCCCGTCGTCCCGAGGCGCCTGTTGTTGTGGCCGCTGCGACGTTCGCCGTCGTCGTGTTCTTCACCGCATCCATCATGTTCTGAACGAGCGCCGGGTTCTGTTTGAGAATGTCACTTGCGTTCGGAAGCGCCTTGAACATGCTGTTCGTGAGATGGAACATAGTCGCCGACCCACCCAGCATCATGATCAACTTCACCTCGGGGGCTACCTGCATGGAAGACTTGTACTTGACATACAGTTCCTCAAATACCCCGTCATAATCGTCCACGTTCTCCATGATACTCTCCGACCATCCTTCGAGTTGAAGGTTGAGGGGATCGTACCGCTTGTTCAGGAATTCCAGACCGGTCACACACGCTACCATCATCCGCCTCGAAAACCGAATGGACTGTTCTACCTCTATACCGTGCGACAGCCTGGTCACTTCTGTCCGGATATCGTCGATACCGGAGTACATGTTCAGCCGCTTGTTGATCGTGTGTCCCTTCTTCTCGAGTCGGGATAGTTTGTTCAGTAGATCGACCTTCTCGTCGTCGATGCTGGTGTACCCTTTCGTAGGCACCGCGGACTCTTCTGCGCCTTCCTGCTCGTACATTTGCTCTTCCTCGAATCCGTACTGTTCGTCATCCTCGTCCTCGCCGTAGTCGACAACTTCAGGAGGTGGCCGGGCTGGAGCGGACCGTTTGACCGGGTTCGTAAATGCGTCAATAGTATCGTCTCTTGGAGCGGCGTGGGCTGAAGAATTCGTTTGGGGCCGACCGCGCGCGGGTGGCTTTGGGCGGCGATGGATGGTGGCCGGTTCCAGCTGGATCTCGTTCATGAGCGCCTCTTCGTCATTGTCAAGTTTCATCACATTTGGCTGAGCGTTCCGTTCAAGAACAATATTGTCGTCCATATCTACTCTCTATGTGGAAAGAATTACCAAACCTTTAACGCACTAAACCCAAAATAAAATATATACCAATTACAAAATGGCTCTTACGAACAACCTTAGAAAATTAGTTTCCAAGCAGGGTGTGATCACAGTTTTGGCCGTGATCCTTGCCGTGTTAATGATCCGCAACTGTACACAGAAGAGTGGGTACAGTCTCCGACCTTCAGGTATCAAGGTATCAGGCGTGAAGCCCGGTTCGATCTTCGATCTCCCGGTCCGACTGGACTGTGTCCCCGGCCCGTTGAAGACGTCTGCGTATTACACCGAGGGTCTCACCCCGGGCGGTGTGTGTGGCGGACAGGAGTTCGTACAGGACCAGGCCAACTATACGATCGATGGTGGAATCGGTGGTTCTCTGCTCACTCAGTAGAAATATATTATTACTTATACATTAATAGAAGATGAACTTTATGTATGTCGCATCACTCGTCGTCTTCCTGTTTGTGCTCACGTACAATCCCAAGCCGGTGATATCTGAGAATTACAAGTCATCCGAATGCTGTAATAATACAACGTACAGGGCACTCGATCCCACTCAGTGTGAGAATACGTATTTCCAGGGTCTCCAGTTTGGTGATCTGAATTACGGTTGTCCGGCTCGACAGCCCAAAGAGTGTATGGGTGCGATAATAGGTAATTAAAAAATTAGTACCATATTTCAGAAATGATTTCGTTTGATCGTGAAACTATGACAATGGTGGCATCCATCGCCGCACTTGCGATAGCGCTCTATGTGTACAGGGAAATGCAGATACTACAGAACACACCTCCAGTCCAGGTTATGGCGGACGTGCCCGTTAGGCGGCCTCGAGCGGTTATCGCCGTTGCGGAAACCAAGGAAAATGAGCAGGAAAAAGAAGTTGAGCAGTGATAAGAGGGTACCCTCAATGGATATGGATATAGAAGAGAAACATAAAGCGATAGCCATACCGGTCTCCATGATAGATTCCGTTCCGATGTTCCTTACTGTTCGGGATAGACGGTTCAGGGAATGGTTATTTGTTACGGGGGGTTGTAGAAAAAAAGAAGTTGTGTGTCCCCTGAAATGCGCACTACGTGAACTCGAAGAAGAAACTAGAGGAGTTGTTAACTTGAGAGAAGTGTCATATAGTTATTTTAAATTTAAAACTATCAATCGAACACCTGATGAAGTACGGAAGGATACAGATAGAGGTGTTAAGGTGATATCAGTGTACCATGTATATATAATTGAATTTGATCATACGAAGAATGTACAGAATCATTTGATAGAACGATTCAATTATGAAAAATTAAAAACAGATGAACGAAGACGATCAGGGTTGGCGATCAAACGAACTCACGATGAAAATGATTTTATGAGTTTTGACACTATGGAAGAGTTTTCGCGAAAGAAGATATGGGATCTCATATCTGACAACGTACTTGACAACCCAGAGTTTCAAACACTCTTACACTCGACAAATCGGGAAACATTTAATATACGGTAAGTCTAGATGACGAAGAACAAGATCTTCTTTGTCAATCAACTCCTGAGATTACGAGGAAGTGATTCGAGTGAGACGAGGGAACAGTTACTCGAATGGAAGATACTCGATCTCATGATTGATATCAGGAAGGAACGCATCCTAAAGGGGAAAGACCCGGGTCCTGAGCCGGTGGCTGAGCCGGAGCCCGTTGAGCCAGAGCCAGAGTCCACCCCCGGTCCAGAACCAGAACCAGAACCAGAACCAGAGCCGGTGGCCGACGTCGAAGACGAAGACGAAGACGAATCCTTCTTACACCGCGCAGGCTCGCGCTTTTAAAAAAATAAGTTGTTACTAAATCATGTTAAGATCCTGGTGTACCCAGAATGGATATTCACATGGTAAGAGCATGTCCCATGTTCTCATGGATGGCGGTGTCTTGTCCATCCCAGATACTAAGATAGATGAGTTTTACAAGGTATATATCAATTCCGTCACGAACGGTGAGCAAGTGTTCGTGGTGGAACAGAAAACCGATATATATAATTTCTTCATGGACATCGACTACAAGGACGACGAACCCTTATCAATCACCGAAATTGAGAGCATCACTAAGATGATATGTGACAAGATCCAAACGGTCCTCATTGACGTGGAAACTACCAAATGTATGATATCAGTCGCCCAACCCAAACGAAAAGATGGGATGATCAAGACGGGCGTACACCTCAATTGGGATACGATCCCAGTCGACAAGGACGCGGCTATCAAGCTCATGACACATGTCGTTAACATGCTCAATTCGGTGTACAGTTCCAAGGATTGGTCGAAGTACATAGATCAGTCCGTCTATGGGGATCCCCACACAAGTTCGAAAGGGAGTGGATTTCGTATGCCGTGGTCGCATAAGAAAGGCAAGCATGACGAGTGTGGTGGGAAAGGGTGTATCGTGTGTGACCATACGGGGAAATTAACAGAGGGTGAGTACTTGCCAGTGTTCATGTATGATAACAATACCCTCACCTCACTTGACCAGACGCCTACGTTGGCTAACATGTACATCGCAACCATTCGGTCAAGGGAAACGGTACCCACTAAAGTCCTGGATATCATTATCCGGCCACCCAGACGACCGAAAGGTAAGAAGGAGGGGGATTTCACATCTACACAGGTCCGGGAAGTTTTTGATAACAGCGAGGCGACCGCTCACTTGGAATCATTTATCAGGAAATATATTGACGGACAGCATAATTCGAGGGTCTTACAGATATTCAAGTACAGTAAAACATTTCTAGTAAAGACAGATTCTAAATATTGTGAAAATATTCGAAGAAGTCATAATTCTAATCATATATGGTTTCTGATTTCCG